CGTGCGGCAAGTCTCCCGATACATTGTGTCGCCACATCTGCCCCTTTGGTAGCTTTTTAATGCTATTGCAAAAGGTTTGCCAGTCGGTGCCGCGTTCTTTCTTGCTTACCTTTTGCCAATGTAGGTTTTGCGGACCTGACGCGGCATAACATCCTTTATTATAAAAAGCACATGTTGTAGGGCATGAAGCACGCTCTGATGTACTTGTTGGGATTGGTCCGGTCTTTTTGTTTGATGATTTTTGAGTTAGGTGTACTTGCATTAGTTGCAAAGGTGGAAGGGTTAGAAACGTCCTTGCCTGTTTTTTGTGTGATCCCTTTGGCCCGTAACTTGAAAGGCGTTGTGTAGGAATCAAAGACGGCAGATCCGCTTGAATAAATCCACAATAACGGATTGCTTCCACTTATGCAAATATCAAATGATACAAATCGCTAGAAAGCCAGTGATGCCAGGCTTTCTCAGTATTCAAATTAATAAATTGATTAGCTCCAATTGAGAGATTATGACGGGCTTACAGATCGCTTTGTGTGCACGTCACGCGCGGGCGCGGTAGTTGGTATCGCGCGACTATTAACGCGCGTGTTGTAGCGTGATGGCGCACTACTAATGCAACATCAACCCAGTGATACCAATGGATCTCAGCGATTCCCTCGCGCCTGCGTTAATTGTTCGGGCGCGTGTCTAGGTCCGACCTCCCCCCTTGGGGGAGATCTGCGACCTTGTACCCTCGATAATAGGCTTGAGAAATTTATGCCAAATTCTCACAGGCTTTAGCGAAGTCCTTATTGAACTTATCTAACCCCTGATCTGTTAACACGTGAGCGACCATCTTATCGAAGACGCCCACAGGAATTGTGCATATATCAGCTCCTTTCTGGAAGGCCAGCCCGACTGACCGGACATCGCGAATCGAGGCAGCTAGGACTTTAGTTTTTATTGATTTTAATTTGTAGAGCGAGGCTATTTGCCCTATAAGATCAAGCCCGTTAAAGGAGTTATCATCTAATCGCCCCACAAAGGGAGAAACGTAAGTAGCACCAGCAATGGCAGCCAGTATTGCTTGGCTAAGGCTAAAGACGAGAGTAACATTGGTTTTAATCCCGATATTGGATAAATATTTACAAGCTTTAATTCCAGGCATCGTACAGGGCAACTTCACAGTAGCTGTAGGGCCATATTCCTTATGAATATTAAGACCACGATCAATGAATTCATCTTCTGTATCAGCAACGACTTCGATGCTAACGTCAGGTAAATTAGGGATCTTTACTAATCTTGAGTAGACATCGTAAGGATTTCCATCAAGGCTTGATTTAAGTATTAAGGAAGGGTTAGTGGTTATACCGGATATAAGTCCAGTACCTATTCTTTGTACGACTTCGTCTTCGGAAGCAGTATCAAGGAAGAGATTAATTAAAGGTAGAGTCAAAGGTAAGTGGAAATTGAGTTTTAATTAAGGTTTTACAAGCTTGAGCAATATCTCTATGTTCTTTCTGAGTACCATTAGAAGTTCTTAGTTCTACATAGTGAATCCAAGATCTCAATGTACCGTTCATGTATAGGCGTGTAGGGGATGCCATAGGTAAGACTTCTCTAGCGCATTCTTTCGCGATACCTGCGTTAAGCATTTGTTTATAAAGCTTAGAGGATTGGCTATAAAGTGCTCCTATTTCTTTAAACCATTCAGCTTGGCAATTAACACCTATATCATCAATACTATTTTGTCTATTATCTAAATCCTGGCTTCTTAGGGCTGGGACGATTGGATCACCTAAGCTATCGATCTGTGCATAGCGTTGGCTAAACTCTTGAAAGCTAAAGGATCTGTGTCTAAGTATTTGAGCAGAGATAGATCTAGTTGTATTAATCTCTACGCACATATTCACCATCTCAAAGGGAGACCAGTGTTTATGAGTTATGAGATATTTAATCAGTTTAGAGCTATTTTGGTTATCTTGATTAGTAGGGTTGGACACTCTAGCCATATAGGCTATCAATTCATCACCATCTACTGTGGAATGAATCAGAGTTACTTTACTCATAAATTAAGTTCTAATTGAGTTTCAGGGACATAGAAGTTATCAGGTTTATTCTTTCTTATTTGACACACGTAAGTTGTGCTATCAGGTCGTCTATAAGTCATATCAGACTCATGAGGATTAAGGAGTAGCATTTCTACTATCTTATCCTTCTTATCTATATACATTCGACGTGCGTGACTACGTAGGACAATAGTGATGAAACTATATCCAATTAAGGGATATACATATCATCAGGATTGAGTTCGAGAACAAGTTCCTCGAGGATGAAGAGAATAAATAAGATACTTTCATGTAATATCAATAAGGGATATTAAGGAAAGGGATGTCTTATTTAGGCGGGGGAGTCCACCCTTCTCCCCCTATTAGTCCGTCGTACCCCTAAGTCCAGGTGGGAACTGATTTTCCATTAGTTAACCCTCTAGCTTGTTTACGTTGATTTAACGTCATACCCATTACTAAATGGTTTGTCGCTGCTTGGGGGTCGTCTAGGAAGGATTCGAGGATATCGGCGAACTCTTGGTTCTTTCTGTCTAAGATTTGTCGTTCTGCTGAGATAGATAAAGCGTCTGTATAGTATTGAACAGCTTGAGCTAAGCAATCTAATCTGTCGTCATGTTTAACGGCAAACTTTTCTCTACACATTCTAGACATTTGATAGAAGAGCATATAGAGGAGTCTCTTTTCTGGAGCTTCTTCTTTATTAGAGGAGTAGTCCCATTCGAGTACGCTCCTATTGATAACCATACGATGCTGGTTAAAGACAGGCTCAAGAGAATCAATAATTCTATCTTCTTTGCGGACATTGGCTCTTGTTTCTTCAATGTGTACTGCCTGTTTGGTGTTCTGTAAGTGCTTTTTAAACAGTTCAGCGACGATACCGTCACCGAAGTTAGATTCAATTAGCAAGGTAGAGACGTTATATTTCTTACAACCTTTAAGGATGTCTAATAAAGTTGTGTCGCTGTAGCCGTCTTTGTAGGCCCGCATTTCGTGAAGGTATAGGAAACCATTACGTTGGCTAACAAAGGCTGCTGCGGTCTCGTCTGCGCCCTTTCCAGAGGGGTCTACGCTGCATATTGTCTCGGTATAGTCATCCCACTTCCCTACTATTTCCATAGGGCTGTAGAAGTAGTCTCCAGGTAAGCCTACGGTTGGTGCATCTTTAATAACGTTCCGTGGATCAGAGCACCATACAATGGACTCTGGGGCTTGTTTTGGATTAACTGAGGTAACTATAAGGTCAGACATCTTCAATGGGAACTTTTCAGCATCAGACAAGCTTGTATCAAGCATGAACTGAAGCATGAAGTTAGATCGTCCCATTGAAGCTTCACGTTGGACGAGGTCATCGTCATCGAATCTATCGGGGTCAGTACATTCCCAAGGTTGAGCACCTTCATCAATATCTTCTTGAAGTTGAGGAGCTATTTGTCCTTCATAGCTGGCAAGTTTTCTTGGGTATCTTGAGGGCCAAACGAACGGACGGTATGAACGCTCTGCCAACTTATTATAAACAGTAAAACAACTCTGAGGAGTCCCGAGATAGCAAATACGGCTATCATTCTTCGGGGTAAGAATCGATTCTGCTTCGGTACAGAGTTGGAGGAGCTTTTCACGCATCATCTCCGTCATACTGTTTCCAGGTACTTCGATGTCGTCTAGGACCATTAAGTCCGCGCGTGATCCAGTTAGCTGACCAGTAATACCCACGCTCTTCACTGAAGGTGCTTGGTGCGGACTGCAAGCAACGTCGAAGCTTATACGTGACCATCTTGAGTCGTCTGATTTGGGTTGCAAATGCGCTAACCATGGTGTTTCGATTATTAGTTTTTGTAAGAAGATGGACATGTTGTCTGCTCTCTCTTTAGAGGCAGAGATAATCATGATTTTCTTTTCTGCATCATTGAATAGGGTCCATAACACGAAGGCTCCAGTAATCCATGATTTACCGACTCCTCGGAAAGCTTGGATCTGTAGACGTTTAGGTCCGTGTTGTAAGTAATCCGCTATTGCATATTGCGCCCTTGTTGGAGAAGGGAGGTCAAGCTGTTCCCATAATGCTTGCAGAAACAGCTTGAAATCACCCTGTAAGGACGTTAAAACGTCATCCATTTATTTCCTGTTGTTCTTTTTCTTCCACTCGCGGTGCTTCTTCTGTATTTCCCATAATTGTTCATCACTGAATGCACCTGACTTACGAGCTGGACTATTTTTTGTCTTCTTCTCCCATTCCTTTCTTTCTTTGGCTTCCTTTTCCTTTTCTGTTGGACCTTTCTTATCTACTGATTTCGCTATCTTCTTCCAAGTCACCTGATTCTGTCCTGAAGAAGAATCTTTCTTTTTATTGGTAGTTGTTTTATTTTCTGGAGTCTGTGTCTTGTTTTCTGGAGTCTGTGTCTTATTAATCTTTAACTGCTTGTTTTTCTTCCGCCTTGATTCGTGAAAGCCTTTCATAGAACCATGTTCTTTTAGGTAGGCGTTTTTCTCTTTAATTTGAAAAAACTTTTCAGCCTTACCCAAACCACCAATATCTTCTAATAGTGGTTGACCTTTAGCTCTTCTATAGATATTACCGCCTTGTCTTATGGCTCCGGCTGTGTTATCAATAAGGGCTAGAGGTAAAGCAACTCTTTCAACTAACTTACTACCTTTACCAAGTATTTTTAAAGCAGTACCTGAACCTTTAACGTTCTTTATTCTTTTAGCTTGGTTTACTGCCGAACGGAATAATTTCTTAGGTTTAATACCTTTGCCTTGATTGACTTCAGATATAACCTTTCCGCCTTTAGTTACACGTCTAGGGTTGGTTGAGCTGCCTTCTACTTTGTATTTTCTGTTAAAGGCGGTGTCCTTATTAACTCCTCGTTTTGCTTGAGCTAATTTGTCTTTAGCACTAATTCGTCTAGCACTCTCTACCTTTGGTGTTACCTTAGCTTTCGTCTTTACTTTAGGTGTTTTAACTATTGCTCCGCCTTTATCTGTTGGACGTACAGCTAACTTTCCACCTTGAGGTCTGTATAACTTACCGCCAGGACTTCTAACAATCTTAGAAGCTGGTTTAGTATATTTGGTTAGCTTGCTTCCTTTAGATTTAACGATCTTTCCACCAGGCTTTAATCGTTCATAGGCTCTTCTTGTAGCCTTACCTGCGTCACGAGTACCTTTAACAAACTCTTTACTACCTTTTACGAGTTGATCGTGTGCTTTACGGGTTAGTTTGCCAGCATTGTAGACGGCATCGGCTGATTTTCTTGTATCCTTACCAAGCTTGTAGGTATCTTTGATAGCTCTAACGATACCTCTATCGCCTTTTTTAATCTTAAGTAAGTCGCCTTTAGTTGATTTCTTAACTGCACTACTTACTCTTTTAACTAGAGAGCCGCCTTTAGGTTTTTGACTTTTAGGCTTTGCATCTAGGTTAGCTGTGCTGTTCTCTCTTTTCCTTTTTGCAGCGAGGAAAGCTTTTCTTGATATCCATCTACCGTCATAACCTCTGACAGTATAGGCTTTAGTGGGATGTGGAGTTCCTGGTGCTATTTTACCCGATGGGGGTCTCCTGTTTCTTTCTGCCATCTTTAATTAATATGTTGAAGAATGATCATTTCTCTCAGAGGTCGATGTCCAAATGTTTGACGCATCCATCTGAGCCAATTGCTACTACCTTTTCCTTGATTACATGTTCTGCACGCGGGTACAAGATTGCTTGTAAGATCTTCTCCGCCTTCTGTTTTAGGTTTGACATGGTCAAGTGTAAGTTCGTGTAATTCATAGTTATTGCCGCAATAAACACATGTGCAGTCGAAGTGCTCTTTAATGGCTTGACGCCAGAGTCGTTTACCTTCAGAACTTGTCATGGTTATTAGGTTGTATAAGTAATGTTGTGGGCTAGGTAGTAATGGGGTCATTTACGAATCTTTAAAGCTTTTCTTCCTCGTCTTCTATTGACTGACGGGTCTTGGAGTTTGCCTTGATTACCTTTCCCTGTGTGGGCAGCATCTTTACCATCTCCGTTGCCATAAGTACCAAGAGTTCGATTCAGTTTGTTAGCCGCTACTCGTATCTTTAACCCCTTTTTTGTTTTGTTATATCTGGCTTGTGTCCTAAGCCTTTTTGCTCTAGCGATTGGGTTGGATTTGTAGTAGTCGCTAGTACTTTGCCTTTGCATAAAGTTTTGCCTTTACTAACTCTGGGTCTACTTGTGGCATAACCTGTGCCAACTTGGATAATGGGTTGCCATCGTAGGCAATACCGCTGATGTCGTTTGTCTTCAACCAGTCACAGGCTGCTTTCAAATCTTGTGTAGTTGCTTCGCCACTTTTGACCCTGTTAAGGAACTCTTTTGTGACTAGGTTATGTAGCTCGTTAAACTGATCTTCAGTGGCTTTCTTCATTTAACTTCCGGGGAATAAATTCTTTTTAACTAATTCGACTGCCTTGTCATCAATGGTATTATCTGTAGACTCTGCATAAGCCTCCAGTAGTTGTATCACTAGTTCCTTTACAGCAGAAGAGCTGAGGAACGCCATTAAGACAGGCTTGATAAGTACGATCATTTTTTACAATTAGGTTTAGGTGTTTTCCAAGGTTGATACCAAGGTTTTGGTGGAGTCTTACACTGCAAAACTTCTTTCTCTGCTTTCTTCCAAGCTGCAATAGCAATAACATCACTACACATATCGTATGTACGACTACCTGGAATTAGCATAAAGCCCTTTTGCTGTAGCTCTGCACATTTCAAGACTCTGACTAATTCATAGTCAAGTCTCATCTTTTCTTCTTGCCTTGCGGCAATGCTTCTACATCTACGTAAGCCTTTACGATCCAATGGAACCATAAAGTTTAT